CTCAAACCCTTCCATGCTGTAAGTCTGTGCAATAGACTGCCATTCTTTTAAAGAACCAACCGGCGTCATCCAGTCAGCCAAGCTACCTGTGTCTGCAGATGGTGGGCTATAGCTGTTTCCTACTGCTGAAATCTCCTGATCCCCAAGAATAAACTTGGCGTCGTTATCCGTCCAACCAAATTGTGTTCTCATAATCTCTACTCTTTCTCTATTTTGTAAGTCTTTAATAAACGAAATGATGTAGGACATAACTCCTTCCATCTGCTTTTTAGGTGCAGCAACACCATGCCAAGATAATTTATCCCGCAGCTTCTCAATAGTCATAGCTTCTGTCTGCGGTATAGCAAATTCTCTAACCCCGTCTTTCGGTAAATGTAGCCGGATCCAAACTGCATCGCCTCTTTTAGGATCGTTTAAACGCTTAACAACATATAAGTCATGCTCATATATAAGCGTTGGCTCGTCTTCTTCATCCGCACTTTGCCGATACACACCGCCGTTCTTGCCCCTAAAGTATGGAAACGGAAACTCAGGAACTTTAAATATTTGCTTCTCGCCTTTGGGGGTTTCGGAAACAATTGGTGCATCAGGCTCGGCTACAAGAATCTCGTTACCTAATTGGATAGGATTTTTAATCTTGTTCTTATGCTGGCAGTCGTTACAGAACCCTGGGTTGTAGTACTCCATCTTCTCGCAGGAATACGGGAACTCAATCTTTTCAGCCTTTCGTTCTGTAGCTGCTGGGTCATACTCAGGATGCTCTTTACTTACAGCATGTATAGCTATATCCCTATCTACGCAATGCGTAGCAATACTTAAGACTGCACGCCATCTAGGCTCGTCAAGCGTGGCTTGGTTCTCAACCAAATTAGCAATCTGATTGCATCCCTTGCCATCAAGCGTTTTGAGCATGATGGTCTTAAACCGACTCTGTGAGTTTTTTCTGGTGTTTGTATCTTGGTTATACTGCCGTGGGATATAGTCGGGACCCACAAGCACACCAAGTCGCTTTTTTACATCTTCATAATCCATTTCATCGGTTATGTTGATAATCGACACCGGTAGCGGCTCGGCTTGCTTATAGTTAAAAGTCTCAGGTACTCTAAGAATAGATGCGCTTTCCGCAGTGCGGGAGCCGTCGGCTTTGAACTTATGCTCTTCACACAAGTATTTAATGCGGTCGGCTACGGGCTTCCACTGGTTGCGAGATATAGTTTGTGCAAGTCTCCAATACACATGGACACCACGCCCCGAATTAACGGTTGACGGCATCGGCATATTAATAGTCTTGCAAAACTGCTCAAGCGCAGCTAAGCCTTCTTCTTGCGTTGTATACGGCTTACCTACTCCGCAATCTATATCTAACCAAAACGATTTAAAGTATGTGCTATTTTTCTGTGTGCGTCCGTCAACATCATTACCATACTTGGCACAAGCAAAATAAACATCATAGGATTGAGACAATAAGTTTTCAATTTCATCAGACGCTTCATCAAGTGTCTCAACAAATACTTGTCTTGGATGCCCCTGTTGCTTTAAACCGACTATGCAATACCACCCTTCTTTGGGAAGCACTGCCGTTAATAAGTCTGTCTTTGCCATATCACCTCAAAGCCGAAGAAAGGAAGGGCAGCAGGAGGGTTCGGCATCCCTCTTTTCGTTCCGTCAAACTAGCTGCCCCGGGGGTAAACTAAACGCTAAAGCGAGCTTTCTCTAGCAATGCTTTTATCTTTTCAGCCCGCTCTTTACTGGGTTTTGTAGCACCTACAAACCATTGGTATATCGTCATGCGAGACACATCAAACTTTTCTGCAATCTGATATACCGGTATGTCTTTGGTTATACAATACCTACCAAGCTGAACCCCAATTAACTTGGAGTCCGCCTCTTGGTTAGCTCTAAAAAGCCGGAGGCTATAACCTCTTAAGCTCATGCGTCATCCGTTGACCAGCTACTTAGGATTGACTTAACGTCTTTCTTAGCAGTTGGTTCCGTAGCTTTTTTCTCGGGGCGCTTTTTAGGCTCGGCTACTTCAGCACGAGGATCTTCCGCTTCCGCTTTCGGTGCAGCTAGTTTAGGTGCACTGTCGGCTTTAGGAACACTCATCTCAATAGCTTTCTTAGCAGCCATAGATGCACCTTGACGCTTAGCTGTCTCCCAGTCTTGCTCAGTTAAGAACGCTACTGGTTTAAAGAATAGCTTAGCTGTATCGCTATCAGGATCAAAACGCATCTCAGTAATCATGTTGTTTAGGTTGTAACCCTGTGATGCAACATAGCTACCGAACTGCTCAAACGGCATGTGCTCTAGGTCGCCTTTACCAAAGATGGACTTAGAAGCTAGCGTCATCTGATATACATCACCACCAACATCATCTGCAAGCGCTACTGCAATACGGCGGAAGTGACGGCAGGCACGGCTACCACCTTGACCAGAACCCTTTACGTTTTGTGGGCACTCGTTGCAGTTGTGATGCTGTGGCTCTTCGATACTTGCATCAGGTGTTTCGCCATCAGAAGACCAGCAATCTGGAGGGGTCGCTGTTTCCTTGGGGTTGTATGCCTTGGCGTAGAAAGTACGGGACACTCTCTTTGCGTTGTTAACAACAACGATATTTAAAGTATCACTATTGCTAGTCATAACTTCTTCGTTGTTAACTACCATGCGGAACTTACCGCCACGCAAAGAAATACGTTTGCCACCGCCACCACTACCAAGTAATGCCTTTGTTGCATCGTCTAACTCAACTTTCTTAAGATAGTCGGGTAGATCTTTTTTAAATAGAGCTAATTCGCTCATTTGCTTCTCCTTACAGTTATTGAATAAGCGCTATCCACATTTAACCCGGCGGGTAGCAGGTCGGGGTTTTCTTCTAAGAATTGCTTAATGTTGGTCTGATGAATGCGACGTTCCAACAGTTCAGGCACGTTGTGCTCAAACATAAAGTCATAGAACCGCTCCCAGTCATTAGTCCAATACCTAGATTTGATCGTGCGAATAGCAGTGCCGTGCTTTGTTTTGATGCTGTCGGCGCCTGTTTCTTTGCAGATTTCTAGTATTTGCTGATTAATTACACCTAACTGCTCTTCAAAATCCGCATCTATTTCATCGGCTTGTTTGCGAGCAGCGTCTCGTGCGTCACGAATTTTAATGTAGACGGTAACGAGTTCATCAACTGATGGTTTAACTTCCATATACTTCCTTTCATTAGAGACAGATCTATGTCTGTTTGATACATCTTAATACTATCTGTTGACCTTGTCAAGTACTTTCTGTAACTTCTTTTTTATACAGGTCAATAAGCTTCTCATGCGTATCCAATTTATTTTGTAGCAGGTTGTAAAGTCTTCCCTCTACAGGGCTTCCTTTAATATGCACAATAGTCATCGGGTTCTTTTGCCCTTGCCTATCAATACGAGCATTAGCTTGCAAGTATGTTTCGATAGATGTTACAGGCGAATACCAAATAATTACGTTTGCAGCAGTCAATGTTACACCATGTGCGGCTGCTTGTGGTTGGATGATTAAAACACTAGGGTTTTCCCTCTCTTGAAACCGCTTAAATATATCGGTGCGTTTATTTACTGGCACTGCACCATTTATAATTTCGTTGGTTATCCCTGCTTTCTTTAAATGCGCAGCAAGCAATTCTATGGTATGGGTAAATGGCACGAACACTAAGACTTTATGGCTAGCTTCTTCAATAACTTCTTGAATGACTTTAAGCCTGTTCGACACATCAAACTCAACCACTGCGCCTGTGTCTGAATAGACTGCGCCACCGCTAATCTGTAGAAGTTTATTAATGTTAACAGCTGCGTTAACTGTGCTGATCTCCTCGCCGTCTGCCACCATGAGCATTTCTTTTTTAAGGATTTTGTAGTATTTCTCCTGTTGCGGAGTAAGGGGGGCGTCCCGAAAAACATGTGTAACCTCCGGTAGATCTAAGCACTCTTCTTTAGTAAAACGGATGGCTGGTTGAAGAGCAGTAAACACAACCTCGTTGGCGTTTGGTTTTGGAACCCATCTGAACTTACTGACGTGTAGCATAGTTTGATCTCTGAAGGTGCCAAAGAACTTAGGAACGTTTTGGGGTACGCACATCTTGGCTAATCCGTATGCATCTGTTGGACTTTGTGCTGCTGGAGTACCCGTCATCATCCATATCCAAGTCTTTGAGTTTATTATCCCGTTAAGAACTTTCCAGCGCTGGGTAGTTATTGTCTTGTATGCGTTGGCTTCGTCTATAATAATTAAATCAAACCCGCCTTTCGCAATGGAGTCGGCGACAATCTCAACACCGTCATAATTAATTACAACAAAGTCGGCGTCGCCTTCTATGATGGCTTTGCGTTTGTGCCTGTCTCCGTAAGCCACATCTACTTTGCGGTGCGTAGCAAACTTAAACAAATCGGCTAGCCATGCGGACTGCATAATAGACAAAGGACAAACAACAAGAACCCTAGATATAACACCCTTGGTCAAGAGATAGTCCGCTGCCCATATTGACGATGCAGTTTTGCCTGTGCCTTGTTCGTTAAAACAAAACGCTCTTTGATTGAGTGTTAAGAACGATGCGGTCTCCCGCTGATGTTGCATTGGGGCAAACTTACCAGGCCATTTGTAGTCTTTATTTATAGGCGATGGTACGTTTTTAACTCTTAATTTGGATAGTGCTTGTGCTTCTTCTAATCCCCAATTAACTAATACTTTATGTAAATCTCCTTGGGTTTCAACAATTTGGCTTTTTGGTATGCACTCGGTTACGAGATGCGGTCGGCGAGTCGTAATCAGTATTGCTTTGTTATTTAGTATTTCCATTTTTAGGTTTATTCTTCTTTACCGTATGATCCGAGTTCCGGCTAAAAGACCTGTTAGCACTCGGAGATTTAAGCTTAAGGTTGCTAGGAGCATTCGTACCGCCTTTGGATAGTGGTATAGCATGGTCAATGTCTTTCCCCTTCCTGTCTACGCCCTTCTTGTCCATCGCATAGCGGGCTCTCTCTCGAGTGTTTCTCTTGGGCTGCTCCCCCCTCTCCAGTTGTTGCTGATATTCCTTTTTGTATGGGCGTGGCTTGTTCACATATGGCATATCTGTGCTCCTCTTTGTGGAAAATATAGAAACTTCCGTCTCCTAACACCACATATTTTGGCATATTTTCAGGGTTATTGCCGTAGTTTTTACATATATATTTGTTCAAGTCATTGATTACTTGGTACTCTTCAATATCTACAAGCCCCATAAAAGGGATAGGTTCTATATTAGGGTTTGTCATAGGCGGGAGTGTTCCAAAATCTACTTAGGTTAGATATTCCAATTACGTCAGGTTCTTCTTGGTCGCTGTGTGTAGGGATAACAGGCTTAAACATTACTGTATCTTTTGGGAACTTAACCGTATTTTTCCATGTGACAAAAATAGTCTCAGGGTGCTCACAGCGCTTCTCTTTAAGCATTTTAATTTTGTATTCCCTAGTGCAGTCCATGCAGTAGTTAAGTTCGTCTTCGGGTTGCTTTGTCCTAAAAACCTGCCACATGTATTCTCTGTGCTGTTTTTTGCTTTCAAAGCATGGCGGAAACCAATCTGGGTTGTATGGGGTTATTTGTTCGTCGTTCATTTGCTTCTCCTTTCTATTTCTCTGTTTATGTACCAAGCGGCTTTTTGTAAGTCTTCAATAGCATCACCTTTCAAATCCGCACGCCAAATATACTTCAATGCATTACCAAGACAGAAGTTCATGTGCTCAGTAATGTCGATGCAATCTACTCCCGAAGGATGGGAAGTGTAATGTTTAGGATTGTTTACGACGTCTTCTTGGCTCTGGGTTTGCTCGCTTTGCTCGCTTTGTCCATGCTTTTGCCATCCAGTCATGCTCATTTTTTTCTCCAAAAAAATCTTCAAAGTCAAAACCACGCTCAATAAGTTTTGCAGTTATTTTTGCTAGTGCTTTCTTCTCTAGTTGTACTATTGCCGATTTTGTTACACCCAATATTTC